ATATGGGCAATAGAACAGTCCGGCATCATAAGGGGAAGAACCCTTATAACCAACAACATAGAACTGATTAGGTGCTACGTTTGCCGAATATGGGTCAATATAAACCTTATACTTGCCTTGAAGAACACCAGCGAAAGTGTTGCCGGTATCATCAACATTCAGATTAGCGTTGAGTGCTGGGGTGTAATCGAGAACTCCTGCCATCGCAAGTGCCGAAGCAACATCTGCAGAGCAAAGAATCATATTACCCTTCCCTCTACGAGTCTGTTGGGCGATAGCGTTAGCATCGCGCTCGATTTGGAAGATAAGACCCTTGAACTTCTCAACTGACCAGCGACCGTTGGAATCAACATCAAGGTCAAAAGTACCAGCGGTTGCAGTGTTTGCTTGAGCACCAGGCTTAGCAATCTTGTAAATGGTACGGATGATTTCGCGGTTGATTTCAGCAAGGATTTCGGTAGAAAGAATGTTAGCAAGTTCTGCTTCTGCATTCAAACCGTGAATTGCCTTGAGGTCTTGAGCGAGCTCTAATGAGTACTCAGCTTTCAGAGCGCGTGACTTGGCGGTAACGGTGACTTTCTCAATCGAGAATGCCATTTCGTTAAACGCACTACCAGCACCACCCAGGTCCTCGGAGTCATCGGTACGCATACCTTGACCAACATTATATTGATCGGCACCAGTACCGGCGTTGTTTGCTTGGTTAGCAGCAAGAATAGAAGGATTAGTTCCACCTTGTGCAGTTGTACCCATACCAACGGCAGCACCGCTGAATCCGTCAGTTAAATTAAATGCTGCATTTTGACCAGAGAATGCTGAATCAGCTTCATTGAAGAATGCTTCGGTTCCGCTCTGGGTTGAGTAACGTGAGCGCATTGCAAAGATAAGTCCGGTAGGACCATTCATTGGTTGAACGCCGCAAAGATCGTAAGCGATCAAATTGGGCATTGAGCGTCTGATCAAGGAGATCAGAACAGGATCGAAACCAGCAACGGGCGATGAAGCGTTAGCAGAGAAACCTGCGTTAGCACCGGTTTGAGTGTTGACTGTTGGACCTTCTGTAAGAAACTCACGCTCTTCGCGGAGTTCTCTTTCTTGGTTTTCGAGCAGGATAGCGGTTACGGATCTACGATGTGCATCTTTGATCTGATCCATTCCAGAATAATCTAGAATTGGAGCCCACTTCTCCTGCAAATATTCTGCATTGAACATTTGCATTGGATTTTACCTCTTTTAAAAATTGTTAGTTTGAATATAATCTATAAATCACTTTTTAGAAACTCTTCCCAGAGTCTGAAGATATCTTTCCATCGATGGGGAGACTGAAGGTGCTCCACCGTCACAGGATACTTCTTCAGATAGATTCTCTGAAACATCTCTTTGAGTACCAGCAGTTCTGGTTGGGAAGTATGATTCCCTCAGGGTTACTAGTTTCTCACGATAGTTCTCTTCACTTTCGAACTCAACATTTTCGGCAAGAGAAGCGAGCTTGTCTTTCTGGGAAAGTGCAAGGCCATCAGCAACGTCTGCAAAGATTACATCGGCAACTGATTCTGCTAATCTTTTATTAAGAGCAACATTTCTTTGAATTTGCTCGTTGAGTTTTGACTCCATTTCATCTAGTTTATCTACCATGCTCTCGATTACATCATATCTATCTTCAGGGATTGTAACATAATGATCTTCAAAAAGACTCTTCATTCCTTGAAGGAATGATTCGGTCATTTCAGTTTTGAGACCGTGCTCAACTGCGAGTGCATTTTCTTGAACCCACTCATCAGCAACATACTCAAGGTATGCATCAACACGATCTATAAGTTCTGATTTGATTTCTGCAACCTCTTCTACAAGTTGCTCTTGATATTGTGATTGAATTTGTTCTTTGATTTCTGCAACTTTAGATCTAATTGCTGCTTCAAAGATAGTGCGGGCTTTCTCTTGGAATTCCTCAGAAAGTTCCTCACCTGCAAGGAGAGCGTTGACATCTTCTTCAATATCAAACTCTTCCTCTACTTCTTCTTCCACTTCTTCATGTTCGTCGGCAACCTCTGCAACTACTTCCTCTTCGGTTTCGTCTTCATCTACTTCTACATCATCAAGTTCCTCTTCCTCTTCGGTTTCCTCTTTAACACCAGCAGGCATGGCTTCGGCAGCTTTCGCTCCTTTATTGACCACATTCTTGACTTGAGCAAGAGTTGAACCGGGTTCTTTGAGTTTTGCCGAATCGTCATCGGACTTATAATTTTCTGGAGTTGGACCACCGAGGTCTTCAACTGGAATACCAGCCGAAGTCATTGGCTCAGCAGGTGCAGCTCCTTTGGTTACTACGTTTTCCATTTCTTGTAAATTGCTACCAACGGACATTTGTTTTAGATTTTGTATATTTAATCTATATTTATTTATAATTTAAAGATTTGAAAGAAATTCATTGAATAAATTCAATTTATTCTCTTCTAGTCTTTTTTGATCAACAAGAGTATTAATTTTTCTTTGAGTTTTTTCTGCGAGTTTTTCACGAAGAATACCACCTTCCCAAACCCACTCCTTTCCTTCCATGATTCCTGATACAAAAGCATCAGGTGCAGATGGATCAGCAACGATATCAGCAGCAGTTGCGAGCATAAAATCTTCACCGACTACTTTACAACCATCGTGATCCTCTTTAAGTGATCCAACACCACGAGAAGAAACACCCAACATTACACCTTCATCAAGAAGTGAAGATGCAATCTTACCCATTGGAGTATTGAGAATTTGTGCCTTACCTTTAAAATTATTTCCCTCTTGAACAAGAGAAGTAATTTTATGTGAAACACGATCAAGATTTACAGTAGGACCATCAGGGTGTCCTAGTTCTCCAAGAGCGCGACCTTTCGCAACAAAATTTTCGTTGTAACGTGCAACTTCTTTCGCCAGAGTTTGGACGGGATACATTCTTCCATTACGATTTTTGATATCTCCCTGCAAGAATACTCCTTCAATATAGAGTTTCTTAGTAACGCCTTTTCCTTCGGTAATAAACTTTACCTTAGTTACTTCTTCCGTAATTAGTTTCATTTTTTTAATTTGTAAATCCTACTTGTGCTCCCAAAACAGCAGCATTCGCTGCAAACACACAATGTGATGGTAACTTTTGTAAAAGTTCAGATTGTGATCTTGCTAAAGTGAAAGATCCAATAACGGTTCCGCCTTGTGTCTCAACCACAGTGACTAAATGATCTGCAGATGTTGCCGAATTAAAAAGACGTACAACTGTTGCTGAACTAAAACTTGTAGCAGCTCCAGTTGTTGTTGGAAGTGCCGCTTCCGCTCCAAGAATCTTAATTCTGTTGGCCATTATTCTTGATCCTCTGTTTCTTCGATCTCAGATTCACCATCAAACATAGATTTTGCAATCTCGGGACGAAGAGATTCAACTCTTTCGGATGCTTTACCAAATAAAACTTCTTTAATTTTATTTGAAATTTCCGAAGCAGAGGAGTCTGTTGCAATCAAATCGACAATATCTTCCATAAAAATTTTATATGACAGTATACTTTATTTATATTTCAGCCTTTTTAGTATCTTGTTGAATCTGAGCATCAGTTACAGATCCTTGCTGATCTAGATCAGGTTCTTGTGGAACATCTCCCATTAAACCAACTTCATCTTCAGATGGTAATGGTTCTCCAGTAATAGGATCTACCGCACTAGGATCTGGAAGAATTCCATCTCTAATTTCTTTTTCAATTTGTGTATCAATTTCAACAATTTCAGAATCAGTTTGTTTAAGAACTTTTCTACGAACATACTCAACTGAAAAATATTTTCCAATATATGGTTCCATGGTTGATAGTAAACCAATTCTATCATTCATCAATTCAGACTCTTTTAGTTCTGCAAATTGATTATCATACATAAAGTCATATTGAATATGATCTGACATGTATTCCCAATCTTCGGGTGTAATAATATTTTTTAAAATCAATTGAGTTTTCAACATATCATTGAAAAGTTGAGAAAATCTTTTTCTCAATCTTCCGACGAATTTTGTGAATTTTAATTCATCTCTTAAAATTTCTGATGATCTGCCTAAATTAAATCCACCATCAGATGCAATCCTAGATTCAGGAACTCCAAGTGCTCTGTATAATTTCTTTTGGAAATATTCAATGTCGGCAAGTTCACCAAGATTTTGTCCACCAGGAAGTGTGGTAATTTCTGTTCCACGGCCGCCCTCTCTTCTTGGAAGCCAAAAATCTTCAAGCATACTCATAAATTTGCGGTCATCACGGACTTCGCCAGTATTAGCATCATATACTAACTTATTACGATAACGACTCATTACTTCACGAAGATATTGCTCCGCTTTGACCTTAGGAAGATTACCTACATCGATATAAAAAATTCTTCTTTCTGGAGCACGAGATAATCTATAAATTACTAAAGAGTCTTCAATCATTCTCAATTGATTAAGTGCTTTGATTGATTTATGAAGATATGAGAGAACTGTCCCCTTATTTCTATCTACAAGACCAGAATTCACATATGCAATAGAGTCTTTAGCAATTTTTACTCCTTTTTGAGCAGATGCACCTGGAATTGTCCCCAAAGGATAACTTGGTTTTGGTGTATACATAAAATATTCTTCAACATCTGGATAAAAACTTTTATTGTTTTCGTTAGATCTTCCAAAATCTATTAATTGACCTTTAGGAATTTTTTTCTCCTGACGAATAAATTTCATCTTCATGGGATCAATATATCTTAATTCTTTAATTCCCCCCTCTGGTTTTTTAATATCAATTACTTTATGATAATAAAGTCTTCCATCAACATA